TGGTATTCAAGATCCCAAGCCTTATAATCTGTTTCTGCTAACTCCCTGGCTTTAGAAATATAAACCACTTCGAAAGCTTCATCGAATACCTTTTTCTTATTAGGACCTGTCTCAGCTATAAGACGTTTTAATTTTTGGCCAAAGATAATAGAGTTCTTAAATAGATCTTCCGAATATCCCAGAACACCCTCTAATTCTACCTGTAAATCCCTTTTCTCTTTAGTATTACTTTCTACTCCATCTATTGAAAGGACCAACCTGTTCTTACCCTTAGCTCCATTTACTAAGCCACGATAATCCTTACAACGTATAACCTGAACAGAATGTTTATCAGTATCAAAATTTACTTCTACCTTAGTTCCTTTATGGTTCTTACCCCTAACAAAATCCCAAGTCTCCACTGAACCACTCAGAGTCTTACCATATAAGCCCCAGCATAAAGCATTTATGAATTTAGTTTTACCATACCCGTTGGGAGCCTGTATAATATTTAAACCCACAAGCCCCCAATCAAATACCTCTGACTTTATAGGGCCAAACCCCTCAACGTGCATCAACCCGAATCGAATCATTGATCATCCTGTTTAGTCTCTTTAACCACTTACGTATATGCCACCTTATGGGGTGTTTTTTCTTGAATAAATAAGACTCTCTACCATAGGCCTTACCTTTTAAACTAACCTTTTCCATGTTAATCATCTACTCTATTTAGGATTTTAATTAATGCTGCCCTCTTACTTGGATTTTTAATACCCCTAGCTTCTAGATATTGTTCTGCCAATTTTCTCCTGCTCATATTAGGATTAAATTTCTTGGTAATTTCCTTATCCCTTTTTCTAGCCTTAACAAGTGGTATCCAGTAATCTTGGGTATCTGGGTGCCCCTTTTCTTTAGAATAAGTTTTGAATTGAGGAGCATCGTGCTTAACAAACTCTACTGAAAGATCATCATATATTCTAAGATAACCCATGATGCAACCCATATCAGATTTACGTTGTTGGTATGGTGCTCCCACCATATATATATGATCCCATAATTTATCGTACCTATGTATATGACCTGATAATACCAGATCATAGCCCTTAAAAAATTTCCCCATATTCCTTGGGATATTCTCAACACTACTTACTTCATACCCACTAGGGTCTTTAGCTCCCCACAGATCTGTGTGTACTAATAAAACGTTTGGTACGTTAGGCTTAATGAACCTTCTTGATTTCTCAACCATAGCATCAAAGCCTACATTATGAAACAAGTATGGTATACCTATTATATTAATGTTATCATTGACTATCCTACCCTTATATTCTACTGAGGTAAATAACTTGGGAAAAGCTTCACAAGCCCCCAAGAATAATGATGGGCTTACATTATTACGATTGTTCTTTTCTATCTGATCATGATTACCGCTTATGCCAAAGATCTTAACTCTTTCTCTATTGCTTAGAGTTCTGAATAAACGGTTGTAATATTGATAAGCCACAGTATCTATGGCTTTGGGTGTGTGATATAAATCCCCTGGGAATAGTATTGGTACACCATACTTATCGGCCTCATCTGCAAGACAAGTTAGAAAATCGTAAGCTACTGCTAACCTTTCCCCGTTGGGGCTATATTGGGGCCAATCATATAAATGCCAGTCAGAACTAGCCAGGCCTATTAGTTTCTTCATCTATTATTTTTTCTACCAAACCACCAATTACCCTAACCTTTAAGCGTATGTTTATACCACGCATACCCATGATGGTTTCTGTTTTTACATTCTTATCTCCGGCATTTATCTCCAGAGTATACCCTGACCACTTAGCTTCATATTCCCCATCAGGAATATCCACGACTTGAGTTGATAAAAGCTTTATCATTATAGCATACCTCTAATGAATTCAACCGCAGTTTTTTTCCTATACTCCATATCCCAAATATTTATTTGAAGGACATTGTATTCATTAAAATACTCATATATGACCATCTCCATAGTACTATTCACCAATGTCTGGTACATCATATCAGTTATCCTTTTACCGTTATCTTCTATGGTATAATTTTCTTCCTTGTTTGGTAAGCCCAAGAAAATAGTTTTATCCCCAAGCCTATGAAGGTACCTGCAAGCGTCTAGGATAATCCCATTATGCTCTTTGTTATAGTACGCCTGCTGCAAAAGGAAATACGCAAGGTTATCTATTGGTCCACGATCTGTAACGAATTCCTTTTCATTAACCAATACCCCTAGCCTATTAAATAAGACATCTCTCTGGTAAAGAAAACCTACTTCTGGATTAGCCATACATTTTTTCAAAGCATCATAATGATCCGTGAAACCATATCTTGGCCACAATGCACCAGCTGATGTAGATATGTATGGTAAACCAAATCTCTCAGCAATGAACTTAGCCAAAGTAGTTTTTCCTATACCACTAGTACCCGTAATAAATACCCTATTTACTTTTTCCATATAACTTTTTGTATGTGTTTATAAATTGTGGTTTCAAAAATGAATTCATTTCGAATTCATGGCATAGATTACCCAGGACCTTATCATTAAACTCTCCTCGTTTTAAAGGTATATCTTCCTTCACAAAAAACTTACGATAAAAATATTTCAGGTCTATAAGTTTAGCATTTAATTTCCAGATATCTTTTAACAGCACGTTATCCATCTTACCAAACTGACCACAGGTACTTAGGTATGACCTTATGCTATTATATTGTTCCAAGAATTTTAACCCCCGCTTCTCACCTATGCCCGGATAGCCTGGGATATTATCTGAATGGTCCCCAGTTAAGCAAAGGTAATCTACGCATTGGTTAGGTTCATAGCCTAGTACTTCCTTAGCATTTGATAGTTCAAGCAGAATACCTTTACCCGTATTGAATACCGAGATAGAACCACCCGATTCATGTATATCTATTAGCTGGTTAAAATCTTTATCACCCGAAATAATAATAACCTGCCACCCCTTCCTGCAATATCTAAGAGATACCATTGTAATAAGATCATCGGCTTCATGTCCCTTTTGATGCACCACATCTATGCCTAAAGCCAATAAAAACCTAAGAGCATCATCTCTTTGCCTATAAAAATCCTCCTTATCAAAACCTAGTTTCTGTTCCCTTTCTTTGTAAGATGGCAAGAGCCCCTTTCTAAAGGAGCTCCTACCACCATCCAAGGTAATTATGGCTTTGTCTGGGAGAAATTTTCTGATGAGGCTTTCTATAATGTAAGGTATGCCATATACCACAGAAGTATTAACCCCATCAAAGGTTTTAAGGTTAGGGAATTTATGGTAAGCCCGGTGAGCAAGGTGATTGCCATCTAATATCAATAATATTTTACTCATCGTCGGTTTCTTCTTGTTTAGCTACCTGCTTTATTCTTACTGGGTACCTATTTATATTGGCCTCAGCTAACTTGGTAAGCTTTCTTTGGGTTTTACTAAGTGTATTGACCCCACTTTTCTTTATGAGTTTCCTCCGAAGATCATCATCGGATTCTATCACCTGTACTAAGCTATCCTTACCCTCAGCTATCTTTACCCCATCAAACCAATAACCCCTCTTACCTTTGATAACCTCAACGGCCTTGGTTAAGAGAAGTAGTTGGGGTAAATTAGAGTAACGATTAAACCCAACCTTATTATACTCAGCATTAAAGAATATCTCTGTAGTAAAAGTTGGTCTGGGTGGAGCTACTTTATTCTTCTTCATACGTACAGATACCTCATTACCTAGCCATATCTTATTATCTTTAGCCCCCTCTGTTATCCTTTGCTTTTGAAAGAATGCCATTCTCTGAGAAGCGAAGAACTTCATAGCATCCCCACCCGGAGTAGTATCGGGATCCTCAAATATAGTGGCCCCCACTTTCTTCCTTAGCTGATTAATAAATATCAAAGTGATACCCAATTCTGAAAACAACTGGTTACGTATCCTGAGATACTTATATATGGCCTTAGCTCGGTTACCCATTTCAGCCTTATCATCTGTCTGAACCGAGTTGATATTAGCTTCGCAATCCAGAGCAGCAATTGAATCAGTGATCAGTAAGATGGGTTCGTTAGCTTTAAGTTTAGACCTATAAGTTACCCCCATATCTGCAGCCCAGTCTGAGATGCGTTCAATAGAAGTCTCGGGGTATAAAACTACCCTGGATAGGTCTAACCCATTTTGAATTGCCCACTTAGGATCAAAACTTTGCTCTGCATCGTTCAATAAAACTATACCCCCCAGGTACTGAGTACAGTATCCAAAGTCCATAGCTACTAGGGATTTCCCAGAGGATTCACCCCCAAATATCTCACAGATCTTACCATAAGGAATACCCCCGCCCATAGTATAATTTAAATATATATGTCTTGAAGGTATCCATAAGGCGTCCTCGGGTACTACAGTTATCTTGCTAGCTAAACCACTACCATGATACTTCTTAAAGATTTCAGACTCTGTAAGAATATTGCCCGCTTTCTTGACTACCCTCTTTTGGCCTCGCATTATTAAAGGTCTTTAGATTTCTTTTTTAGTGGTTTTTTAGCACCGAGTTTCTTGTTCTTAGAAGATTTGCTAACTTCCTCATCCTCATCGGGTTCATCTAGGTTAAGGAATTTGTTTGCAAACTCTTTAGTAGTTTCGTAACTTGGTATTATGCTTTCGAATTCTTTCTCAATATCATAGTTACGTTTAACCCCAGCCGGTAAGGCTGACTTGGGACAAGGGGTAACTGAATACTCAGTATCTGTTTTACCAGAACCAGTCCTGATTAACTTGAGGTCATAACCCTGCTTGCTTGGGTCAGTCATATCACCCCAATCATCCTCATCAAGGTATAAGTCTATGATATCCTGATACATTCCCGGAGTAAGTACCACGAATTTAGGACCTCTTTCCTCATCTATCTGTTTACCTTTCTCATCCTTATAAATAAGGCAGAAAGCCAGATACCTTTTACGAGGTGCAAACTTCTTAGCCAAAGTCTTATCATCCTCATCGTTTGAGTCCTTTAATTCTTCGTAAGCCTCCATGATAGCACAGGGTTTATTAACCGATACTGGGGAGATTACTCCCTTCAATTCGCTACCAAGATAAAACTGGGTTACTTCTTTAACGAACTCTTCTTCTTCTCCCGCGGGTAGTAACCTTACCCTCAACGTGGTATCCGCCTTTAAAAATACAAGGTTACCGGATTGACCCCGTGATTTTAATTCTTCACGTCTTTTCTTAAGACGATCCCTTAAATTGTTTTTTGCCATAGTTATCCTTTCCTTAAATTAGCACTTAATGTTTGTATTAGATTTACTCTTTGTTCGAATCCTTTTACGCAAACCTCTATGGTCATTAGCTGACCTTCAACCTCAAGGCATTCTGCCAATAGCTCTTGGTATTCCCTGTCTACTACTGTCATTGCTTCAGCTACATCATTAGCCATTGACTTGCCTGATAAGGGGTCCTTGTCTTTTTTGTATTTCAAGAACAATCTCTTGTACTTCTTTTCCAATCTCTGTTCCATCTGCTTATTAAGCCTGAATAACTTTTTGTAAAGCATATTCAGAAAGGCATATGATGATGGTTGGAGTTGGGCTTCAGAATTTATACGGTCTTCCTCAATTGATAGCTCTTCATATAAATTAAAAGAAAACTCCTCGTCACCATAAGTAACTAGGATATTCATTAATTTAGATGAAGCCGCATATTCTGGTATCTTTTTTCTTTTGCTCATGTTCTTTATTTATAATAGTATATTAATCAACCAGTGCAGTATAATCCACTGTTTCGTCATACTTATGTAATTCACCCCAATTCTTACCCACCTCAAAATCTACCTTCATTTCGATTTCCTTAATCTCAAAGTTAAACCACGTATGTGTTTCTGGATTACGACATATATCATACAGTAATGGTACTGTCTGATGCACTTTGTCTGGATCAATATAGAATATAAGAGAGTCATGAACTGTTCCTACTTGTATTAAGCCTGGTGGTATAGTACCGTGCTTAATACTTTCCCAGATTAGGATAGAAGAGAATAAAGCAAAGTCTGAAGCTGCCCCTTGTATGGGAGCGTTAACAGATTGCCGTTCAGCTTCTGATTTCTTACCCCAATTATCTGAGTCTATGTTTGGTAATCGTCTTTTCCTACCAAATAGATTATAGACATACCCATTATCTTTGGCAAATTTCTTTTGACGATTTATAAATTTCTTTATCTTAGGGAATTGTTTATTAAAATCATCTAGGAATTCCTGAGCATCTTCCTCTGATATCTTCTCACCCTCTTGTGCTAAGCTCTCGGCTAATTTCCTAGCAGTCTGACCATATACTATACCGAAATTAATAGTCTTGGCTTGTTTTCTCCTAGCTTTCCATATCTTATACTCGGGGTGATTTTCATCCTTAAGTATATTCAAAATGGTATCATACTCAACCCCCCATTTAAGGGCAGCAGATGCAGTATGAACATCCTTACCAGTTCTAAACCATTCCACCATAGTATCCTCCCTGGCTGAAGCTGCTAGCACCCTAAGCTCTGCCTGAGAGTAGTCTAATTGCAATATAAGCTTACCTGGTGGGGCTATAAACATTTTCTTAATATCACTAGAGGTAGTATCACGGGGTATATTCTGAAGGTTAGGATTTCTAGATGATAACCTACCCGTAACAGTACCATGTATTAAGAATGAGCCATGAACTTTACCTAATGAATTAGTGCGATGCCATATACCCATGACATAGGTAGAATACATCTTACTTAATTCCCTAAGCTTCAGAAGGGTTTGGATAAACGTAGTATCATCCTCTATGAGTAAATGTTTTAATGATTCCTCATCGGTAGAGGGTGAATCAGATTCCTTTTTAGTCTTCTTATCTACAGTATACTTTACTATATCGAATTGAAAGCCACTCTCGCTAGTATATAGCAAATCAGACATTTGTTTTACACTATTAAAATTAAATGGAGCCAATAGCTCCATTTCTTTTTTGGTATTATAGCCCCCTGCTAGTATATTAGATGCCTTAGCTCGGCCCTTTTCATCATCAGAGTAATTAGCCAATAGTATTTTACGAACTGATTTTAATCTAGCCTGTTCATACCTGAGAAGAACTGGGTTGCTTCTTAATTCAGCCTCGCACTCCTCTATCTTAAACTTATAAGTAGTAACTAACCCCTCTAGGTATTCGGTATCTATATACATACCATAATACTCTGCCTCAGCTAACACCCGAGAAACCATCATAAGCATATTCCTAAACAAAGGCATGAACCCATTGTCCATTAACCTTTGTTCAAAGAACACCCATAACCTGAAAGTTAAATCTGAGTCAAGAGCACAGTACGGAGCCAGCTTGGCCAAGGGTACATTAGACCAAAAGTTTATTAGCTGTTCCACTGTAGCTTTCTCGCCCGGTTGACCAGAAAGATCGTACCCCGAAAATTCTGGTATGAACCTATCGACTAAGCTTTTCAGGTCATGGGGTCTTTCTTCATCAAGGGTATATTTAGCTAACATAGTATCGAATAATCTACCCCTCATAGTTATGCCATACTTTCTCCACCAGTTCATTTCGAACTTTATATTCTGACCTATCTTAACTATGTCTGGGTTAGCTATAACCTCCTTACCAAAAAGAATGAGAACCTTTTTGTAACAACCCCGAAATACACTTTCTTTATGACCAAGGGGTATCACCCAAGCACTACCTGGTTGGAATGATACCCCCAAGATGGTGGGATATGATCCTGGGTACATAGCATTAGCCCCACTGGTTTCAAAGTCTGAAGAGCAATACCCAGTCTGCTTACAGTAGCGGATAAGCAGGAGTAATTCACTCCAGTCCTGAACTAAATGGTATTTGTATGATCCGATCATATCCCTATATAAATATTATATTTTGATATCCTCAATACATTGCTTTAATTTATCCCAGTCCTTACGATAGGCATGAAGAGAACCTATGTTATGGTATAGGTATCCTCTTTTGTACTCCAGACGGTCTGCTACGTATTCCATCATTTTCCAGGCAAGGTATATATCATTACCGAAGTGTGTAACCACATCTGCACTCCTCTGATCGTACACTATATCTAGCCTACCCTTGCG